CGATTCGACATACCTGGTACCGCCTCGCGCATCGCGCTCGAGGAGTGACTGGACACTCCACGCGGTGCGGAAGCTCGAAATGTCGAAGAACGCGAGGCCCGCGGAGAGATCTGCACGGATGTTCGGATAGCCGCCCGACGCGGCCGTGCCCTGCACGATGGTGTCACCGAGAGACGCCGCATTGGCGGCGAACTGAAACACCTCCGGCGCGAGCGTCTGCTGCGAGTAGGTGGTGTACACATTCGGATTGCTCAGCACGTACGCCTGCCCGAGCCGACCGAGACCGCGCACCGGCGCGGTACCGGAAATGGGGATCGTGGGCGAGGCATTGCCCTTCTGCGGCCACGGCAGCGCCGACGTGAAGTAGTCGTAGCTCTTCGCGCGGCGATACACCTGATAGGTGCCCGCGTACGTGTCGGGCCCATCGCCCAGCGGGACGGTGCCCGCATTGATCAGGTTCTGATCCCGGAACCACTCCAGATAGATCAGCTTGTAGGCGCGGAACGGCAGCGCGTTGATGTTGCGCGGGTTCGCGAGCGTCTGAATGGGGATGCCGAAGTAGTCGAACAGCGTGCGCGGGCTCGCAGGCGACACCTGAATCTGGGGGATCGTGTACGCGATCGACGCGCCGGGCGTGTCCTGCTCGCCCATGAAGCGCTTCCAGTTCTGCCAGACGATGCGCGCGGGGACGAAGAAGAAGAACGTGTCCACCCGCTGATTGCTGAACATCGGAAACAGCGGCGTCGCCATGCGGACGTAGGCGGTGACGTCGTAGCTGAGACTGTCACCGGGGAGTACTTCGTCCACCATGAACGGAATGAGCTCGCCTGCGTCGAACGTGGTCAGATGCGACCACGAACCGGAGAACCGCGAGCGCGGAATGTCCGGCCGCTCGACCATCGCTGAGTCCTGCTGCGAGACGAGCTGGCGGGCGGGAAACTGGTAGCCGTTACGCATCGGCACCGCCCTGACGCTGCATGGCGGCGACGGCTTCGCCGGTCACGATGACCACGGGGTCGTGAGCCTCGATGACGAGCAACTCGTCATCAAAATGCCCGACGCGCACGAGCGCGAAATCCGAGGGGTGCTTGTGGATCACGGACTGTTCGTCGGCGTGAATGTCGGTGAACATGCGCACCGCCGGGGCGTCGTGACGGAACACGTGGACGCCGCCGAGAGCCTGTCCGGCCTTGTTATCGACGACGACATAGAGACCCTGCTTCATAGCTTGACTCTCCGTTCTGCCTGCTGTTGATGTTGTGCTTGCGCGATTAGCAGGCCATCGCGCAGGCGAGGTCGGTCGAGACGTTCGACCGACGCGACTTGCATGGACTTGACTTCTTCCAGTAGCGCGGCCTTCTGGTCATCGGTGGCCGAGGCTTCCCACCCGGCATGCAGGAACCGAGGCACAGGGACTTCGCGTCCGCCCCAGATAGCGGACTTGCGCCACGACTTCGCGTAGGCGTCACGCGCGATTGCACCGATGCCAGGACGACGGCTCATGTGCACGAAGGGAGGTTGCCAGATGTAGCACTCGCCCGTTTCCGGGTCGACGCGCTCACGCGGCTCGAGACGCCATCCCACTTTCTTCGATGTGTAACCGGCCACATAGGCTATCGCCGCCGCTGAGATGGGGTCGGTTCGGACGTGGCCGTAGGGCCACTTGTCCTGCTGAACAGTGTCGTCCTCATGCAGACCGAACAGAATCGCGTGGTAATGGGCCCGCTGCGTGCGCTCACCGTATTCGCCCGACGCAAAAAAGCGCACCCGCTCCCCTGCACGGGCAGAACGGACGCGCTTGATCCACGCGGAGAGATGATCCTTCCGCAGCGTCGGTGGGAGGGCATCGTCTGTGTACGTCAAGGTACACCACGACGTGACCGGTGATGCCTGATGTTCCAGAGCACACCGAATAGCCCAGTCCCGAGCACGACGCGCACGGCAACCAAGACAGCCACCACAGGGCAGAGATAAGAACTCATGCCCAGAACCGTCGCCGGGGTCCCGAAACGAGACCGAACCGCCGGGGCCGCGCCATGCGGACATGGGCGCGAAGCACGGCATTAGAGACGGAATCCACCGCGCAGCGGGTTGGAGAGGTTGATCCGAGCCGTCTTGCTGGCCCGGGCGTTGAAGCTCTTGCGAGCCTTGGACTTGGACATCGGACGACGCTTCATGTTCTCACCTCGGGGTGATGGGGGGGGGCTGTCAGTAAACACATATATATCAAGATGACGGGTATGTGTTTACGGGCAACCCCCCCGTGGGGGTTGCTACTGCTGCGGAAGTGCAGCAGGGGCAGGCGACGGAGCGGCGGCCGGGGCCGACCCCGCCGGGGGCTCCACGGGCTCCGGAGACGGGGAAACCCCGTCTCCTGCACCCGTGGTATTGAACAGCTCCGGATTGGCTTCCATGGCGGCAGCCAGCGCCTGCCACGAGGGGAAGCGCTGGCGGATGGCCAGCGGAAGGAGGTCGTAGGCGCGGGTGGCCTCCTTCACCACCTGCTGAGCGGCCTGATAGTCGAGGTCAAAATCGACTTCGCCGTACTGCAGAGGGCGAAGATCAGGAACCTCACCACGGAGAATGCGCTGAATCTGCACGTTGATGTCCGCATCGTCCTTGAACTCCTGTCGTGCGCCCTCCTCGATGCACTCGATGTCGCACAGCGCGGAGACGGCGGCGTGGGCCTCCGAAGTGTCGGCCTGAGACCGCATGTACTTGACGGGGTCGAGGACCGGCGGGACGTAGGTCTCGGAGAGGTCGGGAGAAACAGGGGTATTGCCCATGATGGTTAGCGATTGAGGAAAAAGGGAGAGAGTGAACGGGCAGAGCCCGTGATGTCCCGAAGAATGCCGAGACCGTCCTTCAGTGCCGGTCGAACTTGGCCGAGGCGTCCGGCCCATGCGGCTTCCGCCTTGAGTGAGGGTAGCGCGTATTCTGCCGCCGCAGCGGCGGCGGCGGATGAACGCATTTGATAGGGCTGCAGCATGTTTTGGAACTGCAGACCCTTGAGCAACCAGGGCTGCTGCTGCAGGAGCCACGACGTATTCACGTCGGTTGAGCGCTGCTGCGATGCCGCGAGCGCGGCGGCCTGCATCGAGGTGGCCGCTTCCACGCGGTTTTTGTCCGACTGCGAGCGGGTAAGACGAAGATTCTCCTCGTGTTGCTCTTGCTGAATGCGCAGGGCCTGCACGGCCTGACGCGCAGACATGGCCGAGGAGATACCCCGTTCCACGGGGTCCCCCATGATGGCGGAGGCTCCGCCGGCACCCTGCGCTGGCTTGTCATACGCCAACGCAGGATTGAGGCCGGCGGCGCGGTAGTCCTCGACGGACCGCTGAGCGGCCGTCGAAGACATCCGCTCCTGAAACGCCATCTGTTCCCGCGCCTGCTTGGCGTTCGCGCGGTTCTGCGCAATCGCACCACCGACCGACAACACGCCGGTAATGAGCGGAATGAGCGCGGGAAGCGGCATCAGAACCGCCCGACCGACAGCGGCGTCCCGAACGCGGTGAGCGGCCGCGTCGCGTTGCGCGTGATGAGGATGTCCGCGAGGTATTGCACACCAGCGGCGACAGCACCCGCCGCCAGCACGCGTGACATCGGCGGCGTGTCCTCGATGAAGGTCTGGCCGAGCGTCGGCGCCACCGAAAAGTTCTGCGCGAGGTGCCACGAGTCGATGGAACCCGCGACGCCCGTGCGGAACAGGCCGGAGACCATGGACGTGCGCGTGCGGTACTCGTGCCAGCGCTCCTGATAGCCGAACACCGTCGCGTCCGACACGGCGTTGCCGTTGCAGAAAATTTCCTGCGTGAGAATGGCCTGTTCGGACAGGCCCGCGAGCGAGGGATAGTAGAACTCGTACCGCGTCCGGCGATCCCACATCTTGTGGATGCCCTGCATGTAGGCGAGCTCGGACCGGACGTTGATGATGCCGATCACGTAGCCGTGCTCGGTGCTGGCGTACGTCGCTCGATGCGAACCCGTGGCGGTGGCGGCGGCGCCGAGAGCGCCAAGAGGCACACCAGAAGTCGGAGCCGTCTGCGCGATCGGAGTGATTGCGAGAGGCGTCGAACCACCGCCGATGTACTCCGGACGCTGGAGCCGGAAGTCCGGGCTCGTAACGCCGAAGTGCATTTTGAGCGATTCGACATACCTGGTACCGCCTCGCGCATCGCGCTCGAGGAGTGACTGGACACTCCACGCGGTGCGGAAGCTCG